GAAAGGGCCACAAAGGCACGTAGAAGTCTTGGAGTAGGATTCATTGGTCTTGCACATTATCTTGCTAAACTTGGGTTTAAATACGACTCACAGGAGGCATGGGATGCAGTTCATGGTCTATCAGAATCTTTCCAGTATTATCTCTTAAAGGCATCTAATAAACTTGCACAGGAGAAAGGATATTGTGAAAACTTTGGACGCACCAAATATTCTGATGGAATACTTCCCATTGATACATACAAGAAAGACGTAGATGAAATTTCATCTCAACCACTTACACATGACTGGGAATCTCTTAGAGCATCTATCCTTCAACACGGTTTACGGCACTCAACATTGTCTGCACAAATGCCATCGGAAAGCAGTTCCGTTGTGTCAAATGCAACCAATGGAATTGAACCACCTAGAGACTACTTGTCCATTAAAAAATCAAAGCAAGGGCCTCTTAAACAGGTTGTTCCATCTTACAATACTTTAAAAAATAATTATACTTTATTGTGGGAAATGCCGAACAACCAAGGGTATATAAATATTGTCTCTGTGATGCAAAAATTCTTTGATCAAGGCATCTCTGGTAACTGGTCATATAACCCAGAGCATTATCCTGATAATGAGGTTCCTGTATCCGTCATGGCTCAGGATTTATTAACCACCTATAAACTAGGATGGAAGACTTCTTATTATCAAAATACACATGATATGAAAACTGATGATGCTCCAGATGATAAAGAAAATTTAGATAATCTTATTTCTGATTTAGAAAACGCTAACGAAGGGGAGTGTGAATCCTGTGCCATCTAAACTAAAAGGAATGACGGTATTTAATACCGCAGATGTTAATACAAAGAAGCAACCAATGTTCTTTGGTAAACCTTTGGGAGTTCAAAGGTATGACAACTTTAAATATCCTCAGTTTGAGAACCTCACTAAGCAACAGTTAGGATATTTTTGGAGACCAGAAGAAGTATCATTACAGAAAGATCGTGGAGACTATCAAAAATTACGTCCAGAACAAAAACACATCTATACAAGCAATCTTAAATACCAGATCATGCTTGATAGTGTACAAGGTCGTGCTCCTGGTATGGCTTTCTTACCTTACTGTTCTCTACCTGAGTTAGAAGCATGTATGGAAGTATGGTCTTTTATGGAGATGATCCATAGTAGATCATATACTTATGTCATAAAGAATGTTTATTCTGATCCCTCTGAGGTATTTGATACTATCATCACAGATGATCGTATTCTAAGTCGTGCTGCCACTGTTACTGAGTCCTATGATGACTTCATTAATGAAGCACAGCAGTGGGGACAGAGTAGTTTGTGGAGAGATATGGACTCTTCATTGAATACATCCTTACCTGTTTTAGAAATGAAAGAGGTCAAACGTAAACTTTATCGTGCAGTTGCCAATGTTAATATTCTGGAAGGCATTCGTTTTTATGTTTCTTTTGCTTGTAGTTTTGCTTTTGGTGAACTTAAGCTTATGGAAGGTTCAGCTAAGATCATATCTTTAATTGCTAGAGATGAAAATCAACATCTTGCCCTCACTCAAAATATAATTAATAATTGGAGGAAGGGTGATGATCCAGAGATGGTTGATATTATGAAAGAAGAAGAGGAGTGGACATATCAGATGTTTAATAAATGTGTAGATGAAGAAAAGAAATGGGCTGATTATTTGTTTAGAGATGGAACTATGATAGGATTGAATGATAAACTACTTCAGCAGTATGTTGAGTGGATTGCAAATCGTAGACTTAGATCTATTGGTTTGAAAGCACAATACGATATTCCAATGAGAAATAATCCACTTCCTTGGACAGAGCATTGGATCTCTTCTAAGGGACTTCAAGTAGCACCACAAGAAACGGAGGTTGAAAGTTATGTCGTCGGAGGAATCAAACAAGATGTCAAAAAAGATACCTTCTCAGGATTCAAACTCTGATGAAATAGAGTGGGATTATGAGGAGATGAAGAAATCAATTTTAGATAGTGCCGATGACTATGATAAATTAGTAGGTGGATGATGAAAGAGAATCCACCTTATCCTAAGTATCCTGAATATATGAACGGCAGACTTAAAAAAATAGATATGACTGCAAGACTTGAACGAATAAAAGTTGGTCTTGCAAATCATAGTTGGTATCCTGAATGGGATGCTCGTCAAAGAGGAGCAGCCCAACGCATTCTAAATAATGCACTGGATGTCCTTGATGAGTATGACTATTGAGTATGAAAATCCCTGGCTATATAAAGGTACAAATTTCACTTCTGACGATATTGATGATTTCTTCGGTTTTGTCTACAGGATTATCAATCTACAAAATGGTAGAGAGTACATCGGAAGAAAATACTTTTGGAAATTTAGAACTCCTAAAGGCAAAAAACGAAAAGTAAAATCTGAATCTGATTGGAAAAAGTATTATGGGTCTTGTCCAGAACTTAAAGAAGAAATTGAACAACTGGGTAGACAGAACTTTAGCAGAACTATGCTCAGCTTACATAAAACAGCTGGCAAAACAAACTTCGAGGAAACGAGACAACTCTTTGTTAACGGAGTCCTCACCGAGTCTCTTGACGACGGAACGCCGAAGTACTACAATAGTAACATCCTCTCCAGATACTTCAGAAAAGATTATTATGAAACTTGACACAACTGATCAAATCGTTGCTCATAACAGAGAATGGGCCATTGATAAAGTAGAATCAGCAGAATTGGTAGGTGATAAGATTGCCTTGTATGCAGAGTTTGAAGATTGGATTGAATTGGATGACGTGGAAAATCTTGAAATTATTTCTATAGAAAAGGAACCTGAAAATGAAGATAGGATTTAATTGTAGTTCTTGTGATTTATTTCATGCAGGACACGTTACAATGATGAAGATGGAGAAGCAGTTGTGCGACTATCTTATAGTTGCACTTCAGGTGGATCCCACTATTGATAGACCTGGTGTGAAGAATAAACCAGTTCAATCAGTCTATGAAAGGTATGTACAACTACAAGGATGTAAGTATGTTGATGAGATTCTAGTCTATGAGACAGAGGCTGATCTCCTTAATTTACTTCAGACACAAAACATTGATGTTAGATTTCTTAGTGAAGAATATAAAGATAGAGACTTCACAGGAAAACAATATTGTATAGATAATGGTATAGAACTATATTTTCATCTCCGCAGACACCAGTATTCCTCTACAGAATTACGGAATAGAGTGTATGCATTAGAAAAGAAAAAGAGAGATGAGAAGATAGAGAGTAATGTAGAACAATATTCCCCAGAACTATTAGAAAAGTATTCGCTTAAAGACAATGATCAAGGTAAGATGTAAAGAGTGTGGTAAGGAAGTAATTTCAAACTCGGCTAGGAGCGTATCGTGTGGGTGTCCTAACATGGCTACCATAAATGGTGATAAACTGACCGCCCTTGACTTAAATAAAGTAGTCATGATAAGTTCTAATCAAGAACATAAACCTGACGGATTTACTAAACAAGACCTACAATGGCAGGAACAGCGACGAAAACGAAAAGTACGCAAACTAAACTTCGAGGTTCGATGACTGAAGAGAAAATTAAAGCCATACTTCCTCACTTGTGTTATACCAAAGAGGAAGTAGATCAATTAATAGAATATGCAGTCGATGAGGCACGTAAGATAGATGAAGCCTCAATGGCAAAACACAATAGAGAGG